GTCAGGTCGCTGACGGCAGTCTCGGCCACGCCCAGGCGCGCCACTACGCCCGTGGTCGGCGTGTTGAGCGTCGCCTTCAAGGCATCGACCTGCGCGACCAGGCCGGTGTTGGCTGCGCTGACCAGCGCCTCCATATCCTCGATCCGATCCACCAGGCCGACGTTGGCCTGCGTCACCAGCTGGCTCAGCTGATTGACCTTGGCGGCCAGGCCGGTAATCGCCGTGTTGATCTGCAGGTCCAGGTCGTTGAGCAGGTTGACGATCGACTCGCCCGGCACGCCGGCCAGGCTCGCCGCGTCGCCCGCCTGGCCGCCGATCGACAGCCGGTCGCCCAGGATGCTCATGACGGCGGCCCAGGAGATCTTCTGCGCCGGCTGGCCGGGCGCCTGGATCAGGATGAAGTGGTCAGCTTCCAGGTCCGACGCTGTCGGCTCTTCGACCAGAGGGCGGGTCGTGAGGGTCATCTTAGCCATCCCTCAGGATGTTGCCGTCGCCGTCGTCCAGCAGGACCTCGGGACCGTCCAGCTCGATCATCGACGGCAGGGTCCACAGCAGGCCGCGCCACAGCACAAAGCCGTTGCCGTTGTCGGGAAGGGTCTCGGGCAGCACCGTCACGCGGCGATGCCAGCCTTGGATCGCCAGGCAGCCGTTGATCGTCTGGTCGGCGTGCGAGGTGTAGTAGGCCCGGTGATGGCGAACGCCGTCCGGGTCGTCATAGGCATGCAGGACGGTCGCGGGCGTGTTGGCCCAGTCGCCCGCCACGACGCTGACGCGGTCGGCCTGGTCGTATTCGGGAAAGCCCTCGACCTTCAGCCCGAGAGGCTGGCCCAGGAGGGTGTGGTCGATGCGTGGCTCATCCTGCCCGGCGACCTGGACGGCGCCGTAGCGATCAAGATAGGCCGCCGGCCTGGCGCGCTCGAACACGAAGTTGGCGGCGAAGGTCATGGCTGGACCTCAAGGCCCTGCCCGGTGACGCCCGCCAGTCGCGCGCCGAACGTGGTGCGGGCCAGCAGCTCGGCGATGGCCTCGATCGACATCGAGTCGACGGCGCCGGCCAGCAGATCACGGGCCTGCTGAAGGGTGGTCGCGCCGGCCAGGGCCTCTTCGACGGTCACGACCAGGTCGTCGACCAGCGGCTGCCAATTGGCGAGCGCCGCGTCGGTTCCCAGGTCGATGGCGTCAGGCGCGGGATCGGTGAGGCTCGCTGCGGCCGCCGACCGCCCCTTAAGAGGTTTTGAGAGGCCTAAGAGCGGCTTCGGAGGGGTTGCGGCGGGGGTTGGCGCGCCCGGGTCGGCTCCAGGGGCGTCCTGAGCGCCCTGAGCGGGGGCGGCCTTGGCCGGCGGCTGCAGAACCTCTTCGTCCTCGCCGGGGTCTTCTAGGCCCAGTTTGTCGCGCACTTCGGCGGCGCTGACCTTGAGGCCGAGCGGGACCAGCACGCCGAGCGCGGTCGAGAGCTTGGTGACGTCGACCGACTCCTCGACCCCGATGCGCAGGCGCGGATAGCGGGCCTGGGGACCGAAGTTGAAGTCGACCATCAGGCGGATCAGCTGGGCGTTCAGCGTGCCGGCCAGCAGCTTGGCGTCGGCGTCGCGGATGTCGCCGCGAACGTCACCGTGTTCCTTGCCCGAACCCAAGCCACCAGTGACCGCGTCGGTGGTCGCGGTCTGCCCGATGACGGCCTTCGAGACCTGCTGGTCCAGATAGTTGGCCAGGCGCTCGAACAGGTCGCCGGCCGCGCCGGTCTTGCCGTCCACGAACTCCAGGTCCATCGACTTAGGAATGACGGCAGCGGCGTCGGAGCTGACCGATGCGACCGCGCGCATCAGCTTGCGGATGTTGTCCTCGGTCTCGCCGTTGTCGTACTTGCCCAGCCGCAGCGGCAGGCCATAGACCTCGGCGAACGCGACCCAGTCCTTGATCGTGAAGTTCTGGAAGAGGTAGGCCCATGCGACCGGCCTGGCCAGACCGCCCCGGATAGGCAGACCGCTCTTGGCCCGGTGTTCGTGAACCATCCACGCGCCCGGCTCCAGCGGCGCCAGCAGGTTGCCTTCGGTGCGGAGCAGCGGCGTCGAGCCGTCAACCGGGTCGGGCGTGAACCACCGGGGATCGCGCCAGATCAGCCGCTTGGGCCGCCACTCACGCGAGGTCATGTCCCAGACCACGTTGGTGTAGCTGACGCCCTTGCCGATGGCGTCCAGGATGTCGAAGCTTTCCAGCTCCAGCTCGTCGCGGTCCAGCCAGTCGCGGACGAAGTCGGCGATCTTCAGCTCGAGCGCGTCGGTGCCGGCGGCCTCGACGGTGATGTTCAGCTGGGCCACGGCCCGCTTACGGGTGCCCAGCACCGACAGGTAATGGAGGTATTTTTCCTCCATCTGCTCGGCCAGCTCGAAATAGGCCTCAACCTCGCCGCGCTCGGCCTGGCGCAGGATGCCGGCCAGTCGGGTGGGCGTTAGACCGTCAGCAGGGTGACCCGACAGGATCGAGCGCACGCCCATCACGCTGGGCGCGCCGTGCTCTTCCTTCAGCGCCGAGAAATTGAACGGGCGACCGAGGTGATCAACGAGGCCTGGCTGGGCCATCAGTACGCTCCCTTGCGGCGCAGCTGCGCCGCGATGTTGGCCCCGGCCGGGCCGGTGTCGTCGGGGGTCATCCAGCCGTCGTCATCGACGACCTGGTCGAGACCGCTCACACGGTTCTGGGGAGCGACGGGGCGATAGTCGTATTCGACGGCGCTACCCCGGCTGGCCGAATAGCCAAGGCAGAGCGCGGGCGCGAAGTCGCCGTGGCGCATCAGGCCGTCAGCGCCCTTGTTGCTCGCGCTATCGGGAACCATCGGAACGCCGCGAACCATGACGATCTGACGCAGATCGTCGACGTGGTCGGCGTGGGCGCAGATCTCGATGGTGCGGTCTTCGAAGGCCGCCTTCATCGGCGGCATGTTTTCTAGATACCAGCCCTGATGCAGCTTGATCTGGCCGATGCGCGAGATGCCGAACTTCTGCATCGCGACTTCGCCCAGGTACTGGCCGTTGCCGGTGCTGTCGATGTTACCCGCAAAGAACCGGGGCAGCCGCTCGGTCACGTAGTAAACGACCTGCTTTTGCTGCTCGAACGGAACGTTGCGCATCTCGATCACGAACGGCGCCCGGCGGCGCAGGTCGCGCTCGATGGCCAGCGGCACATAGACCGAGGCGTCGCCGGACCGGGCGAAGTCTTGGCCAAAGCAGTGACGCAGATTGCGATCCAGCTTGTTCAGCTCGGGCTGTACGTGTTGCTCCAGCCAGGCGTCGACATAGGAGCGCCGCTCGTACTCGGGCTTCAGTTCGAAGCCGGCGGGGCAGATCAGTTTCAGCACCGGCCCGGCGCTGGTGGCGCAGGCCTCAATCTGGGCGCGGCTCAGATAGACGCCCGACCCTTGCGAGGGGATGCAGTCCAGTTCCTCGGCCGCGTTGGCGCCGTAGAACTTGCGGATGCCGCTGCGCCATTGGCCCTCGGCCTCAGGCGACCAGGGCTTGCCGGTCTTCAGGCAGACTCGCTGATAGAGGCCCTGCTCGATGGCGTCGTCGAAGGTGGCGCGCATCACGGTCGCGCCCTCGCCCAGCTTGCCGGCGCGGATGTCCTTCAGAAGCTGGTTGAACGGGTTGTCTTCACCGTTGTGGGTGGAGATCACCAGAACCTTGCCGCCCCAGATCAGCAGCGCCATGGCAGCCTTCAGCAGGCCGGGTGCGTCGTCGTGGAAGGCGAACTCGTCCAGGATCACATAGCCCTGACGACCACGAAGCGAGCGCGGCCGGCTCGACAGCGCCGTGATCTCGAACCCTGAAGCGAAGCGGATCCGGAAGGCCTGGATGGCGCGGTCCGCGCCCGACTCGTCCTTGTCGGCAAAAAGGAACTCGGCCACCTCGGTGCAGGCCGGCATGAACGACTTGGCCCACATAGCGCAGGTGTCGATGAACTCCCGCGCCATATCGAGGTTGTACCCGATGTAGAGCGTGTCCATGCCGCCGGCCTTGCGGTCGGCCCCAGAGGTCAGCACCGCGTCGGCGCCCACGGCCCAGGTCGCGCCGATCCGGCGGCTCTTGTCAGTGGCGACCACCGAATGGGTCGCGGTCGAGCGGAGCAGCTGCTTCTGATAGCTCAGCAGGATGTCAGGCATAGACTGCCCGACAAGAGCCGGCGGCAGGGTCTGCACCGACTCCTTGCGGAACGAGATCCATTCCTCTTCGCTGATGGGTCCGATGTCGAAAGCCATCAGGCTGCGATCCCCAGGATCTCGGCCTTGATCATGTCGATGGTCGGCCGCGACAGCCCCTCGCGCTTGGCGACCTTGTCCACCGCCTGGGCAGCTTCGCGGGCCATCTCGGCCCGGACCTTCATGGTGCGTTCGCTGTCGGCCTTCTGGGCGCTGGCGAGGTTCTTCAGGGCCTCGGTCAGGAACTTGACCTGCTGGGGCCCAAGGGTGACCGGCTCGCCGTCTTCGCCCTCTTCGGAGCCGGCGGCGGCGGTGAGCGTTTCAAAGACCAGGCCATGCATAAGTTCAAAGTTCAGACGGGCGACCCGGTTGTCGGGCTCATCCCCAAAGCGCGCGACCAAGGCCTCGGCCATGTCGCGGGACCGGCGCATGCGCTCGCCGACCTCGGCCAGGCCCTTGACGTGGCGACCGACCGCCGAGCGCGACACGTCGACACTCAGCTCGCCGAGCTTCTGCATGATCTCGTCGATCGTTCGGCCCTGTTTGCGCAGGGCGCCGATCAGCTCGCGGATCTCGGGCGGCTGGCGGTCGATCGAGGACGGCTGGCGCTTGGTCATCGGCCTATTCGCCCAGGTCGGGCGCGGCCACGCCGTCAACCGTGATCTGTCCGCGCAGCACGGCGGCCCCACGGGCCGTGATGTGGGCGACCATGACGTCATCGCGGACCATCTCGGTGGTGATGCAGTCCTTGGCCTTCAGCGCTACCAGCTGGGCGCGGACATAGTCGGGATCGACCCCAGTCCTTTCGCCCAGGCTGAGCAGGCCGACATACAGAACACGCTCGCTGGCGTGCCCCGCGTCCTCGGCCAGCAGCTTCAGGATTTCACGGCGGCGGCGCGCGGCCACAAAGTCGGCGTAGCTCACTTTGCGCCCCCGATGCCGGTTTGCAGGAAGTAGGATTCAAGGCGGTCGATGCCCCGCTGGGCTCGATCGACGTTGTGGTCGACGCTGCGAACCTGCTCTTCCAGGCGCGCGATATCGGCCTTGGTGGGCAGGCCTTCGACCTCGCTTTCGATCACCGACAGACGGCTCTCGACCTGGCTGATACGCCCGACCAGGGCCTTGGCCTCGTCGGTGTCGCGCCAGCTCTTGGTGCGAAAGAACGACGCTGCAGCCAGGCAGCAGGCGATCGTTGAGATCGCCAGGGACGCAAACTGAAACACCTGCGACATCAGCGGCCGGCCTCGACCGGGCACTGGGTCTTTGCGTCGATCAGGCGCTGCTCCAGCGCCTCTTCACGCCGGAACCGACCGTTGACCCAGGCCAGGGTCGCACTGTCGCCGCGCAGAGTACCGGCGGCCGGGCGCGTGACGCGGCTGGGCAGGATCGCAGTGACCTCGGCCGGGCACTCGACCCGGGTCTCGACCTTGGTGATGACGACGGGGTTAGCCGCCGGGGCGAGTGCCTTCGTCGAGGAGGCGCAGGCTGTCACCAGACAGCTCGACAAGGCCATCGCCGCCACGAGGCGCAGCGTCGAGAACGGTCTGAACATTGAGGGTCCTTTTGGCTTGGGTCGTGGCGCGCGCCTCGGCGCGGGCGATGGCGGCGTCGCGTCCGTTGCGGACACGCTGCAGTTCGGTCTTGAGGTTGGTGGTGTCTTCGCGGGCAGCGTTGCGCTGGGCCACGACGGTCTTGACCGCCGGGGTGCAGGCCATGGCCAGCTCGAACGCCTTGTTGCCCGTCAGGGCGACGTCGCAGGCGCGGCCCTGCTCAACGACCTGGTGATCGGCCGCGTACAGGCGCTTGAACCGGTCGCGGTCGACGATGGTGGCCGACAGCACGCAGACAGCGACGGCTAGGACGCCGGCGCCCGCCATGTAGAGGTAGGAGCGCGCGATCATGAGGTCAGGCCCTCGCGCTTTTCCTTAGTCCGCTGATGCCAGCCCAGACCCATCAGGGCGATGATGGCCAGCAGGTCCGCGCCGCTCAGCTGGACGGTCACCGCGCGGCCCAGCAGCGCGGCGACGGGTAGGACAAGGCCGTGCATGACCAGGATGGCGATGCAGACCCAGTTGCCGATCGGCCGATAGGCCCGGACGACGAAGTCCCAGAAATTTGCGAAGGGCCGGCGGACCGGCAGCGCGGGATCAGCCATGGATCACCCGCTGCGCGCGCACGAACATGGCCCGGCGCTCAGCCAGCGCCAGCAGGCCCGTGTTGATGCGACGGGTCTGATTTGTGAGGTCGCCCCGGTCGATCGACGGGTTCAGGTCGCGCAGGATCCAGTACCCGCACGCCGACGCCAGCGCGCCGATCGGCGCCTCGACCAGCTCGGGCTGATCTTCCAGCGGCAGGTTCAGCAGCTTGCCGACGTCGCGATAGTTCCCCCGGCCGGTCAGGCCCAGGTAGCCGCCGCCGCGAAAGCGCCAGCCGTCGCCGACCTCGACATTGCCGTTCCGGCCGCCATAGACGCGGTTGGCCAAGGCCTGTGGGTTGCGAGCGAAACGGGCGGCGGCCACGGGCGAGTCAAAGCGGCTGGGCCATACAGCGACGATGCGCTCGGCCGAATAGTTCATGTCCTCGCGACGGCGCGTCAGGTTCGCGCTTTCGACGGCGGCCTGGGCGAGGAAAGAGGCCAGCCGATCGCCCGTGGCCAGCAGGCCGGCGCGGCTCAGATAGGCGCGCCCCTCGGCGCCGAGGAAGGTCGCCAGGGTTTGCGGGCCGATGCGGGGAAAGAGGGTCTTGAGAACGCGCTCAAAACGCGCCGGGAACGCCGGGTCGGCGTCGGGCGTATAGGCCTTTGAGGGGGAGAGCGCGGCGGTGTCCATGACCGCGAAAGTCGCGGATCACACGCTCAGGCGTCAGGCGGAACCTATTCCGCCCGCACGCTAGAGATCCATGGAGAGCTGGTCGGAAGGCGAATCGGATCGCGCCTCGGCCTTGACCTGTCGCACGTGGCGGTCTGTGCAGCCAAGATGCTGGGCGATCTTGTGGGTCGGCCAGTCCTGACGCGCAAGGGCCAAGATGCGGGCTTTCTTGCGCAGGGACAATGGGGTCTCGATCCGTTGGCCGCCGTACACCCGCCCCAGCGCTTGGGCCTTCTCCAGCCCGATCACTGCAGAGATAGGATGATGGGCGCCCGGATCGGCGGGGACATAGACCCGCTTGCCGCCAAACTCCCGCTGGAACTGCAGGGCGGCGTCCTCTCCGATGACCTCGGCCACAGCAGCCATGCCCCGCGCCTCGATCTCTTCGACCTGGATGCGGCGCGCGGTCATGGCAAGCGCTCGCCGTTCAACTCGAACAGGGCCTGCTCGGCTCTCAGGACGCGCTTCGTGGCTTCTTGAAGCGCCGCCCAGGTATTGTTGATCTTGCCATGTGGGGCGAGCCGCCACTTGCGCCCGGCCTCGACCCGCGCAGCCTTGGCCGCGATGAC